CAGCAATTCTAGAAAGACTCGGGCTTACAGAAGAAGAACTAGCAACAGTTCTTTCATAATTTGCCAGGGTATAAATAGAATCTAAGTTATAATTAAAGGAGATTATTATGGGTAGAACTAGAGATGTAAGTAAGATTTTAACTTCGAATACCTCGATTTTGACGCTTGCGTCTGCTAGTGCTACCTATGCTACTAAAGCAAGTTCAGGACTAGTATTGTTATCTCCGCAATCAGTTTCTACTAGCGGAGGAACATCATCAATTGGATCTGGTGGAACAGTATCTTTTACAAGTGCTTCTGCAATATCTTTAACAAATGTTTTTAATTCAAATTATAATCATTATAGATTGGTTTTAAATAATATTATTGGAACTGCTGGAGCAAATATAAATATGAGAATGAGAAATTCAGGTGGGGATATTTTAACAAGCACATATTATCGTCAATATATTTCAGCAAATTCAACATCTGTTGCTGGAGCAAGGCCGTCAGTAGGAACTTTTTGGACAGAGGTAGGATATATATATAATGGATATATAGAGGCTGGATCAATAATTGAAATAATGAATAATAATTTAGGAAGTTATACTAGCGTATATTCTACAACTACTAGAAATATAGGAACAAATATTGAGTGGATTGCAAATTCATTTGGGCTAGCAGATACAAATGGTCCATTTACTGGGCTTACATTATTAATAAGTTCTGGAACTGCAACTGGAAGTTTAAGCGTATATGGATATAATAAATAAAGAGGGTATGATTATAATATGACTAGAGCAAGAGATGTGAGTAGATTAGTTACTACCCCGACTTCTGCGTATGATGAATTTGAAGAAGTTTTTGTAGGATCCGCTTCTCCTACTAATAAAAAAATATGGATAAATACTTCTACAGCATCTGCACCTACAATAAATGCAATAGTAAATTCTACATGGTTTGGTTCAAGTATATATAATATTAATTCTTTGTTGGTAGACTTTCTTGTTATTGCTGGTGGTGGAGGTGGTGGAACTACTCAAGCAGGAGGTAATCAAAGTTCAGGTGGTGGAGGTGCTGGTGGATATAGAACTTCTACTGGAGTTTCTGGTGGTAATTCTTCTGCAGAAAATCAAGTTGCTTTAACTTTAGGTCAAAATTTTACAGTTACAGTTGGTGCTGGCGGAACTGGTCTTACATATCCAGTAAGTGGTGGAATAACTGCTGGAAATGGAACAAACTCTACATTCTCAAATATAATATCACTTGGTGGTGGTGGTGGGGCAACTGTTGGCACAACTGGTGCTAGCGGAGGATCTGGTGGCGGTGGAGGTGCTGGTGCTTTTGGTGGAAACGGAAGTGGTGGTCAAGGATTTTCTGGAGGTAGTGGTAACTATAATGCACAAGGTGGCGGAGGCGGTGGTGCTGGAGAGGCTGGAAATACAGATGGAAATGGACACGGTGGTGATGGTTTATCAAACAGTATAACTGGATCTGCGGTAACAAGAGGTGGTGGAGGTGCTGGATCAAATTCTGGAACTGTTGGTGATGGAACTGGTGTTAATACTGGTGGAGGTGGTACTGGTAGTTATACAGGAACTGGTGGAAATGGAAATTCTGGTGTAGTTATATTAAGGTATCCATCATATGCAACTTTAAATATTGGAGCAGGATTAACATCCTCAACTCAAACAGTAGCAAGTAATAAAGTTACAACTTTTACAGCAGGTTCTGATAGCGTATCGGTGGTGATATAAATATGGCACATTATGCATTTTTAGATGAAAATAACATAGTTACAGAAGTTATTACTGGTAGAAATGAAGATGAAGTAGTAAATAATATTAATAATTGGGAAGAATATTATGGCTCTATTAGAAATCAAAGATGTTTAAGAACTTCATACAATGGTAATATTAGAAAGAATTATGCAGGAATAGGTTATACTTATAATGAAGAATTGGATGCTTTTATACCGCCAAAACCAAGTGGCAACTACATTTTAAATGAAAGCACATGTCTTTGGGAAGAGGTAGCAGAATAATATGGCATCAGCACAAATATTGACTAGTGGAAAAGCCTTATATGCTTATAATGGTACAGAATGGGTACCTTTAAATACTACTGGAAATTTAGTTAATTCTACCCGCTGGCAAAAAGTTGTAGCAGGTGGAGAAACATCTTTATCTGGTAATGATGATAATGGAGAATCTTTAATTTATACCCCTGGATTTGAACAGGTATATCTTAATGGTGTTCTATTAGCAAGAGATGCTGACTATACAGCAACCACAGGAACCACTATAACAGGTCTTACAGCCCTAACAGCGGGGTATATAGTAGAAATCATAGCCTATAACAATATAAATGTAGGAAATACATATACACAAACACAAATAGATAATAAGATTGCTAATACATTTACTAGATGGGTAGAAACATTAAGTGCTTCTGCAACTGTATTAAGTGGATTAGATGATAATTCAAATACTCTTTCTTATACCCCTGGCTTAGAGCAGGTATATGTCAATGGAATTTTATTATTACCTTCTGAATATACTGCTACAAGCGGATCTAGTGTAGTGCTCTCAGAAGCGGCGGTATCTGGAGATGTAATTCAAATTTATACCTTAAAGAATTTTAGAGTTCCTAATACTTATACTATTGCACAAACTGATGATCAATTTTTAACTAAGATTAGTGCTAGTAGCACATATTTAACACAGGCTGCTGGAATTACTGCAGCAACAGCCTCTGCTACATATGCTCCTACGGCTGCTGGTGGGTTAGTTCAAATTATACCAACTTCTATCGCTGCAACTGGTGGCAGTGGTTCAATTTCTTCAACAGGAGCAGTATCCTTTACAGGTTCAGTTTCATCAATAAGTTTAAATGGTATATTTAATTCTTCTTACGATAGTTATTTAATAATGTATTTTGGTGATGGATCTACAACTGCAGCAAATTTACAATTTCGTATGAGAGTTGGTGGAACTGATAATAGTACTGCAGGTTCTTATATATCACAATCTGTTCAGGGAAATAGCACTACCGTTGCTGGTGTTAGAGAAACTACTACTTATGGAGTTCTTGGGCAAGTTGGTAGTGGAAATCCAAATGCTTTAGATATGAAACTTTTTAAACCATTTTTTGCTGAAAAAACTGCAATATTAGCACAGATGCAACAAGCAGAAGATGTATCTCGTGTTCGTAATATGTCAGGTATTCATAATCAAAATACTTCTTATGACGGAATAACATTTTTTACTAATACTGGAACATTTACAGGAACTATTCGTGTCTACGGATATAGGAATTAAGGGGGGTATAAATAATCATGGCTAGATCAAGAGATATATCAAAGGTTTTATCTTCTAATACTACACTGGCTACTGACGCTGAGGTGGCTTCTACATATCAGACTAAAGCATTGAACCAGTTCCCTAATAGAAACATTATTATTAATGGTGATATGCAGATTGCACAACGCGGTACTTCTGTTTCATCAGTAACTTCTGGTGGATATTTAACTGCAGATAGATGGAACGAAGGCATAACCACTCAAGGTACTTGGACTATATCTGTTGAAAATGATGCACCAACTGGTTCAGGTTTTCGTAAATCATTAAAATGGTTATGCACAACAGCCGATGCTTCACCTGCTGCTGGAGATAATTTACAATTCTTTACAACACTTGAAGGTCAAAATCTTCAAACAATTAAAAAAGGTACAGCAGCAGCCGAACAATTAACTCTTTCTTTCTGGGTTAAATCAAATGTTACTGGTACTTATGTTGCTGAACTTTATGATAATGATAATACTCGTCAAACATCAAAACAATATACAATTTCTGCATCTGGTGTTTGGGAATATAAAACAATTACTTTTGCAGCAGATACTACTGGTGCTTTTGATAATGATAATGCTTTAAGTCTTTATGCTATTTTTGGTTTAGGTGCAGGAAGTAACTTTACTTCTGGTACTTTACAAACTTCTTGGGCTAGTGCTACTACTGCTAATCGTTTTGTTGGTCAAGTTAACGTTGCATCAGCAACTAACAACTATTGGCAAGTAACTGGTATTCAACTTGAAGTTGGTGCTACTGCTACACCATTTGAGTTTAAAACTTTTGCACAAAGTTTAATAGAGTGTCAAAGATATTATCAAAAAAGTTATGCCCAAGGAACTAATCCTGGAACTGCATTAGATTACGCTGGATTGGTAATATGGTCTTCAATAACAACAGGTGCTTACGGAAGTGCAATACCTATTTATTTAAAAACAACTATGAGAGCAACACCAACTGTAACTATATATAATCCAGAGACAGGTGCTACTGGAAGTATTAGAGGACTTAGTGCTGGTACTAATTTTGCTGGAACTGCTGAATATATTGGACAAAATAGTTTTGCAATTTATGCTACAGCAACACAATCTCCTGCTGGATATTTAATTGGTGCTCATTATGTAGCGGTGATAGAATTATAATATGTATAAAATATTGCTAATAAACAATAGACAAATATTACAAAGAATATCAGACAGTGCCTCCATTCCTTTTGATGAAGCAAACAATGATTATCAAGAATATCTGCAATGGATTTCAGAGGGTAATGAAGCAGAAGAATATAGTCTAGAGGGTATATAAAACTAAAAGGAGATATAATTAATATATGAGTAAAGCAAGAGAAATGGCAGATCTTATTACTACCGTCCAAGCATTGGACGTAGACAATAATCCAGATATATATTTGAATATGGGAGGTTAAAATGGCAAAAAATTATAAAATAATTGCACAGGCTTCGCCTGCTGCTACTACAGATACTACTTTATATACTGTTCCTAGTGCAACGCAAGTTGCAATATCTAGTGTTACTATATGTAATCGTGCTGCTACTGCTGCAACCTATAGAATAGCAATGAGACCAAATGGTGAAACGTTAGCAGATAAACATTACATTGCTTTTGGAGCAACTGTTCCTGCAAATGATACCATAGCACTTACTTTGGGACTAACTGCAGATGCAGCAGATGTTATAACAGTTTACGCTTCTAGTGCTTCTGTAAGTTTTGGAATATTTGGAAGTGAAATTGTTTAATGGCTGTTACTAAATTTAGTACTTCTAATATATTTGGTGCACAAAAATCTAATAGATCTGGTCAAATTATTTCATCAATTAGGTCTAATCCAATTTCTATAAATGTTGATTATCTTGTTATTGCTGGAGGTGGAGGTGGAAACGCTGGAGGAGGTGGTGCAGGTGGATATAGAACATCTACAGGAACATCTGGTGGTGGCAGTTCCGCTGAAACTATTCTAAATATAACCGAATCTAATCATACAATAACAGTTGGATCTGGTGGTACTGGTGGAAACCCTAATGGATCAGCAGCAGGAAATGGTGAAAATTCTGTATTTTCTTCAATTATTTCAATTGGAGGAGGTCGTGGATTTTATGGTAATA